CTTCTGTTTAGTTCTGGTATCCATCTTGCGTATCTTGATAGGGCTATGTACTGTTGGTACTGGTTCATTTTTCGTACTCCGTATAGTCGTTTTCAATAATTTTATCTATGTAGTGCTTAGCTTTTTTTAAATCTTCTAAGCCATTTTTTTCTTTGTATCTTGATACATACTTAATAACATTACCTTGGAAGTAATCTAGTTTGTTAGCAGCAATAAAATCCCATACTTGGATAGGTAGTTTCCTATAGTGATCTCCACCCCATTGAAAGTTGCTAACACCTTTAACCACTTTAGTCATCTTATCCTCCATACTTATTCTTTAAATAATTTAGTGATACAGGAAGCTCGTCAAAGCTACCATTGTCTACTTCGTTTAACATCCAGATACCTTTCCAAGAACTGTTACCTTGATTGCCTAAGTAACCTTCATCGTGTTGTGTGTACATACCAGCAAACAGCCCTGTTAATCTAGCGTTGTCTGCTCGTTTACCATAAGCTATATCTCTATCTTGTACATGACCCATCACACAGGACATCATCTTCTTAGTGAGCATAGCCCTAGCACTAGTTACAGGTCTACCCATAACACCAGTAGTAAAGTAGTGACTGAAGGCTACACCTTCTATTATGACAGGCTGTAAGAAGTCAGCTACTTCCCAATCATCTAAGTTAAGATCCTGGTAGCCTATAGTATCTTCTAGGATACAATCGTTCTCAATAGCTCTTTCAATTCTCTGCTCATGGTTGCCAATAGTAAATACCATACGAGGCTTCCACTGCTTCTTCTTGTTTACTTTTAACCTTTCACGCTCTGCTCTGATAGGTTGTAAGAATAAGTCCATAGCTAGGTTACCTGCATCTATGTCCTTCTTATATCTCCTACCTTCAAAAGATGCCTTACCTTTATCGTATGAACAGAGAGATTCCATATCCCACCAATCACCTATCATTACGATAACATCTGGTTTCTTAGATGCTATGTACCTACCTGCGTACAGCAAGTGGTCTAGTGGTACATCAGGCTTAACCTGTGTATCTGGTATCACGCATATCTTCATAATAACTCCTTATCTTCTTTCCACTCACAAGTAAATCCACAATCTCCTGGTAAATCACGAACAAAGTTTCCTCTGTTAGGGTCTAGTTCATCAAGGTATACTGCACCTTCTTTATCTTTGTTTACTGAATGTCCTATCTCTCTTTCTAGCTTTGCCATTTTGTTAAAGTGCTTTGGAAAATCTTTTCTTATAGCGTTCCAATAACCCATACCACCCTTAACACAACCTATACAATTATTATTTGAATAACCTAGTTCATACATACGAGGTAGCTTTAACCCTGTTGATGTAAACCAATCTAAACATTGTTTTTTAGTAATCTCATTATTTACTAATATAAAATCTGTATCTACTTCGTTATTAGAATCAATAAATCTATCAACCCTATTTTGTTCTTCAACAGTATAACCAAAAACTTGAACATCACCTTCCTTTTGATATTTTTTTCTTTGGTCTTTCTTTAAAATCATTGTACATGGTGCGCCTTGTGCGCCCTTAATAAACTTTCTTTTTCTAAACACATTATAAATTGAATAGTTCATTGACTTATCACCAATAACTTTAATTGGTATGCCAGTTGCAACTTGGTAATCTTTAACCAACTGCATATTATCTGAATGTTCTTCTTTAACACGACAGTAAACAGCTTCTAATCTACTACCATATTTTTTATGAGCAAGATAAGTAGCGTAAGAGCTTGCTGCTCCACAACTAAACCAGCTAATTACTCTATCATTTGGAAACAATTTTAATTGTTCCATTAACGCTCCTCATCTATGTCATACATATCACGCATAGCATCTTCTAATGCTATTGCTTGTTCAACGGATAGGAGGTCATCATCAAAATCTATCTCCCCTCGTTGAAATTGTTGCTCTACTCTGTCACTCAAGAAGTTGTTAGGTAATAACCCCTGTACTTGTAGGTCATTAATAACATCTATCATCTCATTGACAGTTAGTACAGCACCATCTCTACAAATCTTGCAGGACTTCATTCCTTTAATTATTCGGTACTCAGGATTACAAGTACCGCAGGAAATGCAATAAAGTGTATCCATCATTTTCTTGACTCCTTTAACCAATCTTTAGGTAGTGCTGTGCCAAAAGCAAACTTGATACCATGATCGTTACACCAATCAGAATATCTTTTTCTTTTCTTTTTAGTACACCACTGATCACGCATAAACAACATACGAATGTCAAGGCTTGGATTCTCTTTTACCACTTGAGCCATTTTAGTTCTATCAACTGAAGTGAATCTACCTTTTGCTTCTACTATAATTGAACCTATTATAAAGTCAGGTGTATATACTTTGTGAACAAACACTACACTAGATGAGCAGAAACTACATCTACCTTTCTTACTTAAATAATAGGGTATCTTTATAGTTTCGTACTCAAACTTAATTCTTCTAGCTTTTAAATCTTTAGCTATATTAGTTTCGTATTTACTTCTGTACTTGTTCATAACTAAAATCCATTGGCATTTGTTTGTTTTTTTGTAATATCCACAAGAGCTGGCTATTCTGAACACATCTGTTACGACCTTCATCATAACCGAACTCTTCTATGTATCTATCAATAATCATATTATCCCAATTTTTTCTTAGGGTATTATTTAAGATCTTCTTTGCTTTGACATTACCCAAACCTCTAATACCTAAGATGTTATCTGCACTGTCACCAGTCAGCATCTGTTGATAAAAGAATTCAGTGCCTTGCTTTTTAGTTACATTTGTAAAAGTTTTCTTTACAAAGTTGTAGTGATTACCCTCACACATCAACAAGTCTTTATCTATGCTGCATATCATAGTCCTAGGATTTTGTTTAAGACCTAACGCATCATCAGCTTCTATATTATCTACCACTTTAGCTTTGTAAATATTCACTAGGTAGGTACGGATAGCATCAAGATGAACTGGCTTGGCAATGTCTTTCCTATTGCCCTTGTAGTCATCTCTTACTTTGTTACGGAAGGTTGTCTTAGGTGTGAGGTATATGGTGTAGCTATTGCAGCCACAGTCGTCTATTATCTGATTGACATAGAGCTTAGTAGAATGGAGAGCATAAGGTTTAGGGTCAGCCGTAACCAACCCTGTTTCCTTATCCTTCTTTTGACAAGCAAAGCCTACCCTGTAAGCTATGATGTCACCATCTATCAGGGCTTTCACTTAGAATGGAACAGCATCATCAAAAGTTTCTTCTTCTATTACTGGCTGTGGCTCTTTAGCTGGTGCAACATTACCAGTAATACGCTTATCGTGAACGTGTTTAGCTAAACCAAACAAAGTCTTAATAGCAGGGCTATCAACATCTTCAGAGCCAGCTATAGCAAACTCAGTAGTAACAGCCTTATCTACCTTAGAACGATACTTGCTAGGAATAGCAGTAATACCAGATACATTATCGTACACAGCTCCATCTTTGTGAACGTGTTTGATAATAATATTAACTGGTTCACCTAATACTGATTCCCAATCAGCAGTTGTATCTTCTTTAGCAGTAGGTACAAAAGCCTTAAAGTAATCATACTCTGTTGACAAGCCAGACATAGTACCAAATATATTAAAAGGTTTTGACCAAATAATTCTAGGTTGTTCTACATCATCTATCTTAATAGTAGAGCCTAGCACTTCAAAGCACAGAGATATTTGTTGTGCAGGTGGTTTAACCTCACCCTTGTACTCTCTGTTTTGCATACCCAAGTCAGCTACATAGATTAACCTTGCTTCATGTTCACCTTCTGTTAGGTTCTCATACTCCATGGTGCTAGCAGCCCTTGGTTGTGACTTTCTTTCAAATCCCATCTTAATCTCCTTAATGTATTTCTGAGTAGTTGTTACCAAATTGTACATCAACCTGCAACTCTCGATTCAATTTTAGCATACGATTTACTTTTTGTATACTATTTTCCAACAATTTCACACACTTATCTCTGTTGCCCTTCTTTACCTCCAATATTATTTCATCATGAAAGTTAGCTGTTAGTTGCTCTCTTTCTTTTAAGATGAATCCTACCCACATATCAAACAAGTAAGTTCCTGTACCTTGACATAAGGTTGAGAACTTATCCTTGTCACTTCTTAAACTGTACCATAGCTTAGACACAGGGTTAAACTGCCAGGTACTACCTTCAACTTCTTTAGTTACCATGCTGTCAGCTATAGCTTTAACACTCCAGTTACGTTCCCAGTATGCTTCACTGATTACTTTGGCTTCTTTCATAGTAATACCCAACTGTTTTGCTAGCGTTTTAATTCCTGCACCATACTGAAGTGCATAGTTACCACCCTTGTAGTTGTATCGTAGCTGAGAAATCCTATCAAGTTTGTTGCCATTTTTATAATCTTGCATCTCTTGTTGAGTAATAGCTTTAGCAGATAGTGCAAGGTCAAGGTGTGGGTCAAAGTCTGGCTTACTCATCTCTTTAACATACTCTTCGTCATGCTCCCACATATAATGTTGCTTGACTCTGTCCTCTAGGCTACACATATCACTGCCACATAACTCTGTATTATCAGTTTTAGCTGTCAATAAACCTCTAATTTCTAATCCGTAAGGCTTTCTCGCAGAGGGTAGATTAACGCATACTGCATGTTTAAATCTAAGAGTGTTAGTTAATCCTTGTATACAAGCCTGTACAAAGCCATTCTGCTCATTCTTTAGTAACCCTTTGACCAACCCTATACGATGCTTAACAACTGCCATAGAATCGAGAACTAAGACCTCTGGGTGTAGGTCGGATAATTTCTTAATAGACTTACACAATTCTCCATCTTTAGTTTTTACTTGGGGTATCTCCCTATCATCTACAAAATTGAATGTCATAGGCTTCCAACCTAAAGTAAATAGCCAGTCCTTGATCTGCTTGCTGCTAGTAGGATTGGGTTCTTCTTGACCTACTACTTCTTCTATCTCATGGTCGTACTCAATAGTAAACCCATTGTCTTCTGCTAAAACCTTCCACCTTTCACCAGCTACAGACAGAGAACCATCTTGTTTGAAGGGTAGCTTGGGTCTTTTACGCTTTGCTATCTTAGGAACTGTAGGCATAACCTTAGATAGTTCATTGATTGCTTGCTCGTTCTTTAGCTCTAACTCATTGAGTAAAGTGTTAGCCTTATCTACATCTAGCTTCCACCTTGATGTCTCTTGAAACATACCCATCTTCATCTTGAATGAGAGGTAACGAACCAGTGGTTGATAATCACCATCATAAATCTTAATCAACAAAGACTTCTGTAATCCCCATAGCTTAGTATTTATCTTGACATCTTCTTTACACCTGTGAATGTACTCTTCTCTTGTTAAGTTCTCCCAATCAGTAATGACTGGCTTCTCAATGTTTAAACGCTCACCCCACTGCTCTAAGCCATGCCTGTTAATTGTAGGAAACAAGTACCAGGATAGAGCTAGGGTATCTATAAGCTGTGCTTTGATCTTGATATTTAACAAACTCTCAATAGTTGGTATGTCGTAACGAATAATATTATGTCCGATAAGCACATCATCACTGGTAAGGTTCTTAAAGAAGAATCTATTTACTTCTTCACCATT